CTCGATCGCCATGATTAGCGCCGCATCTGACTGACGGCATTATTCTATCCTCCAAACTCGAAGGGCTCCGTCCCGCATGGTCTTGCATTGGAAACGGCGCGGTGTACAACAGTTCAGCGCAGAAGAGTAAACGCGTAGCGTTCTTGCCATTGTCTTGGGGACGCAAAAGCTCTGGCCTGGCTCTAACTGCCAGAGCGGGAAGCTGCTTTTGCTGTCATGCACGGAATCGCTGCACATCGGGATTCCGGATTCGATTTCGATGGCCACGCTGGATTCCTTTGTAGGCGCTTGTTGATGGACAATACGCCGTGCCGTTTTCTCTCCCATGATGCCCTCCACATTTCGATGGTTGCCCCGATCGGACTTGAACCGATACTGAACGCGTTTTGAGTACGTCGCCTCTGCCATTTGGGCTACGGAGCATATCTTGGTAGGCCCGCTCGGATTCGAACCGAGATCCTTTGCGTTCTAAGCGCAACGCCTCTGCCATTTGGGCTACGGACCCCTTTCTATATCCGATGCTATCAGGATGTGGATGGCAATGCAATACCGCTTTAGAAATGATATGGCGGCTGCGTCTCGACCCGATGCTGGATAACGGTCTGGGGGAAATCATCGACCGGCTGGGGGCCTCCAGCTTTCGAGAAAACAGCCGCCATTGTATGGTCGGGATACCGGGAGTTGAACCCGGCTTTGTGGATTGAAAGCCCACCGTCCTAGACCGATAGACGATATCCCGAATGTGGTAGCGGGGGATGGAATCGAACCATCGACCTTTTGGTTATGAGCCAAACGAGCTTCCGCTGCTCTACCCCGCCATTATCGCTTCGCCGTCTTTCGCTTGACGGTCTTTTTTGTCGCCTTTTGGGTAGCCTTCTTTGTCGCGTATTTGACGACGCGCTTCGTTGGCTTGGCCTTTGTCGCGCGCTGTGCTGTGTGCTGGGTGCGTGGCTTCGTCTCGACCAGCAGCGAATTCAGATCGAAGTCGAGGCTCTTGGTGACGCCCGACTCGTACATTTGAATCCAGTCCACGATTCGCTCAGACCAACCACTGATACGCACCCAATCCGAATCGATCTTGAGACCGGCTTCGTACGGGGCCACGTTGATAATGTACTGCTTTGGCGCAAGTCGCGGAGAATGCGCCAATGTTTGGCTTGGATTGTGATCGCAATCCTGCTCATCAGTCAGGATAACAACGCGATCAAACTTCGTGGATTCGTTGCTCTCGATGAACTTGAGCGCTTGATAAGCGAAGATTCCTCCGCCGCCTAGTGAATGCAGCTTTTCGTGAATTGCGTCGCGTAGGGCGAATGTGTGGCGCGGCGGCACCTTGGCCGTCGCGTGGACTTGCGCATGATCACTGCCGGCCGTGGCGTAGATCGTCACGTCTTCCGAGACTTCGCGTAGCAACATCGCCAGCGAAGACGCAGCGTCGATACGATCGAGCATCCCGCGCCCGGAAATTGTTTGCTGCATGGAACCGCTGACATCCACGAGATACAGTGTACGGCCATCCAGGCGCGACAGATTCGATAGCGACGCCTCCATTGCCTCGCCCAGCACGCCCTCCAGATCAGGGGCGGCCTTGGCCGCCGAAATGAAGCGGAACGGGAGCGCTCGCGAGCGCGGGGCTCCGTCGAGCAGCGCCTTGCGAATCAGGTTGCGATCGACATCAACTTGCAGCATATTGCGCAAGTTCATGAGCAGCGCCATGTACCCAAGATCGCCGTTTCGCAGCAGGCGTTCCCAGGTCGCCTTCTTGTCCTTCCCGGCAGACAGCGCGCGTTCCCACGTATCGGCTGCTTCAAGCTCGTCATTGAGCAGGCGCTTGAACAGTAAATCCTGCTTGTGGTCGCTCGGTTTCGGATGTACAAGAAACATCACATCCTTCAGCGAAATCTTGGCGTCTCGATTCCACTTCGAAAGCTGGTACTCGGAGAACTTGCCGAAGGCGCGGGCCAGCCCCTTCTTCAACTGCGCCGAAATCGGATGGCGCTCGTTTCCCCAATAGAGAGACAGAAGCTCACCCATCTCGTCCGGGCGCTGAACGACGCGAGCGATGACCCGGCCCACGAGAGCCGAATTATCGAATTCGTCAGTGCGCTTCACCATCTGCACGAGCAAGAATAGCGGGACGTGACGCAGCTTCAGATCCTCACGGGCAAGAATTGCCAGCCGCGCGATGTCTTCCGGATCCACCTTGGCGCACAGTTCTTCCATGCGTTTGGCGATGGCGCTGCCCTTCTCGTAGAACGCATCTTCGAACAGAAGACACGTCGAGACGGTACGCACAAGCTCGTCGATGGCCGACTGGCGATCCGCAACCCCGCCGCCATGCGTGCGCTTCGCAGGAATTTTTTCCTTCAGGTTGGTGCGCATTTGTCTCTCCTTGTTAGGTAACGCGCCGAGGAACAAGCGGCGAAACGGCGGGTCTTCTCCAAAGGAAGTAGCCGTTGCCTTCACCATCGGCACTATTGGCTCCGGCGGCAGGACTCGAACCCGCATTCTCTTGGTCCGTAGCCAAGTGCTCTGTCCATTGAGCCACGCCGGAAAAACTACGGGCCGCGATTCGCGAAGCGTGTGTCTCCGCAGCCATCGCGGCAACGCGAACGCGACCCCAAATTAGCTGCCGAGGAACGGGCGGATCGGGGTACGCCCTTTCGGGCATTCATTGTCAAGATGAAGTAGCCCAACCCTATCACCATCGGCATTACGTAGATGTCGGGGAATGATTGGAAACGGTTTTGACACTCTCGTATAGATTCAGCTTTAGCTGATTCTGCTCTGCCATTGAGCTATCGCACCGGACAGAAGTGCGGATCGGATTCGAACCGATAACACGAAGTAACCGTTTTCCGGCACCACCGACATTTCACAACTAGAATGCCAGGGAACTGGCGGGACGGTACGTTTGGCGCTCTACCAATTGAGCTACCGATTGTCTTCACAACCGGACGGGACTTGAACCCGCAGCCTCCCCATTATAAGTGGAAGTAACCGTTCCCTATCGCCACTGGCACCACTGTAGACGAGGGAATAAGCGCATCCGGTTTCCGTGCGTGCGTTTTGAGCGCCCGCGCCGGCTCCATTTCAAGTGAAGTAACCGAACACTTCGCCACTCGTCATAACTGGTTGTCCCGGCAGGTTTCGAACCTGCGACCCCTTGCTCCCAAAGCAAGTGCGCTGCCCACTGCGCTACGGGACATCGAATTCGTTCAGAACGCGAACATTATCGGCGTCAATTGTCCAATGCAACTGTTTTCTGCATGGGTGACAAAATTTTTCTGGCTCCAGGGCCAGGAGTCGAACCCGAATAGCCTGATTCAAAGTCAGGAGTCCTACCATTAGACGACCCTGGAATAAGAAATGGCCGGAGAACGATTCGAACGTTCATCTCGCGGGGTAAAGGCCCGTGGCTCTGCGCGATTGAGCTATCCGGCCCAAGTGGTTGCTCCGGGCGGAATTGAACCGCCATCGCCCGATTATCGGTCGAGTGCTCTACCCTTGAGCTACGGAGCAGCGTTGCGTTGGTTTTGACATTTCATCTACCCCGCGATCAACTGCCTGTTCGTATGCGACAAGGCGAAGCCTTCCTTTGAGATACGGATACATCTTCTTCATTTTCCTCGCCGCTTTTAGCGCCGCCGCCTTAGTGAACGGCCCCTCTTGCGGCGCGGCAATCGGTTTCCATTGCCGGGTCAGTTGGAATGCCTCGACAACCCAAATGACCGGGGACCGCTCAAGCATTGCGTTTCCTTTATAGGGTTCTCCCGTGCGGGCCGCTCCGGAATGCGGCGAATGGCCACCTTATTCGCCTTCTAGCGCCAGTGTCAACACAATTTTATAACCCGTAAGTCATTCGTACTAGATCAGTTACATATTGGCGCAGTGACTCATTCTTGGTTTGCGGGTTTAGTGCGACTGAACACAGGCAAGGCATTGGCGCGAAAGGCGTTATCCAAGTGGTCGATGGCCTGATCTGCGACTCGTGTGGATTCCGACTCCCGATGATGCGGGTAAGGGCCGATCGGATAGTGGGCGGGGATGGCCTAATCGAGCACATCGATTGGGATGTCTGTGAGTCCTGTCTTGTAGAACTGCGCGTGGTCACGCTGTACGAAGTTACCGCGTATCCGCATTGGACATTTGGAGCGAGTGCATGAGCAACTTGCCACAAACCATCGATCCAGCAATTGCCCGGCGACTAATTACGCAAGAAGAGCGAGATCAGATTCGAGCAGCCTACGCCAGTGCGTCCTCGCGTTCTCGCCAGGCCATTGTTGCCTCGTTTCTCATGCACGGCATGACAACGGATCGCATGGCAAAGATCCTGAATGTACCTCTTGATGTTATCAATCGAGATTACTCGGATTCAGTAGATCAGGTCCGTAGCGGCATGGACTCGGCCCCAGAAGGGCCGATGATGATGTCGCAAATTGTCATCGAGGGGTATGTCCGCTATCACCAATTTGTCATGAGCACGATCCACGATTTCATTTCTAAACATGGCGATACAGAAGAAGGCATGAAGCACGTTCGCCCAATGCTGAAGCTTGGCCTGGAAGTGCTCGACGCGGCCACGAAGCGGATGGAGCGATATGGCGTTCTTTATGTCGAAGAAAAAGGCGTGAAGAAGTTGTCTGGCGGGGTCCGTGTGGGCGAACCGGCGGACCCTGAAGCCATGTTGCACGCAATGGCGGCAAGCCATGGCGTGAATTTGAAGCTTGTTGAGCAGGAAATTATCGACGCATCCATTCGAGAAGATTGATGCTCGCACCATTTGGCCCTGATTTCAAAAAAGCAGCATGGGTATCGGCGGCGCGTAAGGATGTCAACGCGTTCGTCTCTTATTGCTTTTTGGATCGACGCCCCCAACACAAGTTCCACGCCGAGTGGCAAGCCGCTATTCAGCACAACAAAATGGTGGTTTTGTTTGCTCCGCTAGAGCACGGAAAGACAGAGCAGATTTCATGTTGGCGGAGCATTTGGGAATTGGGAAACAACCCCGATCTTCGCTTCTGGGTGCTTACATCCACCGCGGACCTTGCATCGAAAATCGTAACGTCAATTCAGGAAATCATCTTGACCAATGAATTGGTGCAGGAAGTCTTTCCGAATCTACGTCCCGAAGATCGGCCACGCCGCAAGCAGGCGTGGAACACGAAGAGCCTGATCGTTCGTCGTTCACTGAATACTCGCGATCCATCCATGCAGGCGACTGGCATTATGGGCACGGCAATCGGCTCGCGCGTGGACCGCCTGATTGGCGACGACGTGATGAACTTCAAGAACACGTTCTTTCCCGAGCAACGCAAGCGTACTGTGGAATGGTTTCAATCCGCCGAATGCATGGGCCGCATCACTGCGGACGGGCGCTGTGCTCTGGTGAATACCCCGTGGCACGAAGAAGCCGTCGCTCACGTCGCGGTCAGGAATATGGGTTTCAAGCAGGTCGGCCCATATCAAGCCTGCGATGACAATTTCAACAACCTTCTTTGGCCGATGGAGAAGTCGTGCGGGCGCATTGTTGGCTTCGATCGCGCTCGCCTTGAAGACAAACAGCGACAGATGGGCACCATGGAGTTTGGGCGCTGCTTCTTGGGCAAGGAAATTACGAGCAAGACCCGCTATTTCTCGATGGATTCGATGGCGAATTGCATCGACAAGCGCCTCCGCCAAAACGATCCACTGCCGGACAACATGATTCCGATCTGCGGTATCGACCCTGCTACCGGCAAGCGCGGCAGCGCCGATACGGCATTCTGCCTCGGTGGTGTCGATATCCAGACCGGCATGAAGCAAGTGCAGTGGATGAAGGCCGGATCCATGGGCGCAGTGGATACGCTGAAGGAAATCGTTCGCATTATGCGCTTGCACCCGATGTGCATTTTCGTCGTCGAGAGCAACGCACAGCAGGATTTTCTCATCCAAATCCTGAATACCAAAGAAATCATGGCCGCGCTCGGCGCAGACGCGCGCGAGATTTCTCGCCTACACAACTTGGTGCGCCCGTTTTACACGGGGACTTCAAAGAACGATCTATTGAATGGCATCCCCAGCATGGGGGCCGACTTCGAGGCCGGCCTGTGGCGAATCCCGGACTGCCATGAATCTGGAGTTTTGTTCCGCGATGCATTGGAGTATCGCCCAGGATACCGCACCGGAGACTTACTGATGGCGACGTATTTCTTCTTTTCGCAAGCCAATCAATTGAGCACGCGGCGCGCCACCGTATCGCCGTCGTTGCGGGAATTCATGAATCGGAAGATTCCGACTCGCGAATTCTCGTTTGATCAGGACTCAGATCGTACCGGGAATGTATTCGGCGGTCTCCGAGAGATGAAATTCTAATGCCGACAACGACAAAGCCGAAAACCAAGACGCCGCGTTCCACGAAGGCCAAGAATCCGCCGCTGCGCGAGATCGGCGCTTCCGGGACCGTCTTCTCGCATGGCTATTTGGTTTCGGAAGACATCAATTCGAAGTGGCGGTCACTCAAGTCTCGCATGCGCATCATCGAAGAAATGCGCAAGACAGACGCCCAGGTTCGCGCTGGGCTTCTTGTTTGCAAGATGCCGCTCATCGCATCTCGCTGGCACGTCAAGCCGCCGGATGAGCCGACTGATCTGGAAGTCGAAATTGCCGATTTCGTTTCCGAAAACATAAACGGCATGGAGATGAGTTGGACAGAGACGCTATCTCAAATCCTGACCTACTTCGACTTTGGTTTCTCAGTATTCGAAAAGGTCTTCGTCCTTCGCGATGACAAGTATTGGTGGAGGAAGTGGGCGCATCGCCATCAGGGAACGATCGAAAAGTGGAACGTATATGACGACGGATCACTTCGCTCGGTCACGCAAAATACCTGGAAGGGCGATGGGTATCGCCAAATCGATCTTGGCGCAGACCGTCTTCTCGTCTTCACAAACTGGAAAGAAGGTTCGAACTACGAAGGCGAATCCATGCTGCGCTCGGCGTACAAGCCCTGGTATCTGAAGAGCGGTCTCTATATCACTGATGCGATCGCGCACGAGCGCCATGGCGTCGGCGTACCGAAGATTACGCTCCCGCCCGGCGCCGGCGATCCAGAGATGGATTACTGCGAACGCATTCTAGAAGACTGGCGTTCGCACGAGAAGGGGTATGTCATCGTCCCCTCTGGATTCCTCGTCGAGATCATGGCAATCCCGACACAGCTTCGCGACCCCCTTGGATCCATCCAGCATCACGATGAGCAGATCGCCCGCAGCGTTCTCGCGCAGTTCCTGAATCTCGGTTTCTCGCAGAGCGGCAGCCGCGCTCTTGGGCAAGCGACATCGGACTTCTTTCTTGCTTCGCTGAATACATACAGCAGCTATATCGCCGGCATCATCAACGAAGGGCCGATCCCGCAACTCGTAGATATCAATTTTGGACCGCAGGATCGTTACCCAGAACTAGAAGCTATTCCAATTGCCGGAATCGACTTTGAGCGCATGGCCCGTTCGCTGATGATGCTGGCGCAAAACAGCCTCGTTCACCCGGATCGAGACTTGATTAGCCACGTCCACAAAATCATGGGCTTGCCGAATCCAGATTTCAACGACAACGAGTTTGTCCGCGATCTCAATGCCGCACCGACAGCGCAGGGTCCGGCGAAAATGAAAGCAAAGCCGAAACAGCTACCTACCATTCGTGATGAAGACGCGCGCTTTGCAAATTTCGTCGGTCCCACCGTTACCCTGCAAGTCCGCAATGTCGTGAATAGCGCTTCTACGAGTAAAAATGGAGACCGCTTCCGGCCCCCGATGGAGGGGACGCTGTTGCAAGCGCTGTACGCAGCGAGTGATACGTACGAATCGCCATTGCTAACAAAGGCCGCCCGCGAATTTAGCCGTCGCCTTGCATCGGCGGCAGAATATGCAGTAGCGAGTGGCGAAGATATTGAAACCGCAGTCGAAGAGGAATCTCGTCAATCGATGCCGATTCTATTGCGCGCCGTGTATTCAGCGCGACTTCATAATTTGAAATCTCGTTTGGAGACAGTGAATGAATCTTCTTGATGTGCTCAATGCTCCATGGGCCATCGTTCCAGACAAGCTCGTAGACATTGGCGACATCTACATGCGCCATGTTCGCGGAGAGCGTCTGGATGCGCAGGCAATTCAGGCGGCGATTGGGGATCGTGGCGCACGGGCGGATCGAGAATTTGCGGTCGTGAACGGCGTCGCCATCATTCCCATCACCGGAGTTTTGGCCAAGCGCGCGAATCTCATGGAAAACGTGAGCGGACCAGGCGCAACGAGTACGCAACTCCTGGCTCGCGACTTTCGTCAGGCTCTTGAAGATGACGATGTAAATAGCATCTTGCTGTGGATCGATTCTCCCGGTGGAACCGTTGATGGCACACAGGCCATGGCAAACGTCGTGCGCAAGGCACGCGGGAAAAAGCGTGTCTGGGCGCTCGCGGATGGCCTGATGGCAAGCGCGGCGTATTGGATCGGCAGTGCCGCCGAGAAGATTTTCATCGCTGACGACACAACCACGATCGGCTCCATTGGCGTGGTTTCGATTCACATCGATCGTAGTCGTGCTCTAGAACAGGACGGAATCAAAGTCACCGAAATCACAGCCGGCAAGTACAAGCGAGTGACATCGGATGTATCGCCACTTTCGGATGCGGGGCGCAAGAAGCTCCAGTCAGTTGTGGATCACACCTATTCAATTTTTGTCAATGAAGTGTCGGAACATCTCGGCGTCGACGTAGACACCGTTTTGGAAAAGATGGCGGAAGGCCGGACGTTCATTGGACAGAACGCCATCGATGTCGGTCTTGCGCATGGGAAGGGCACGCTCGGCGAAATCGTCGGCGAGCTTATTGCGCTATCGAACACAACGGAGGAAGAACGTCCGGAGGATCTAGTAATGAATAATGTAACGACTTCGGGCGCAGACAATACTGTATTGATCACTTCAACTGGCATGCCAACATTTTACAACGGCACAACCACCGAGGCCATGCCAATCAATGTTGTGATCCCGTTTGTTGCGCCCGTCGAAGCAGCGCCGGCAGTTGAAGCGCCGGAGCAGGTCAAGATCGATGAGATTGCGCATGAGCGCCATAGCGTCGGCACGCCTGCGGATTTGCCATCGCCGGAGGGCGAGAAGATTCAGACAGAGGCAACGTCAGCGCCTCCAGAAAATACAGGGGATCAAGAAATGCTTGAGCAGCATATTCGCGACGTTCTAAAGCTCTCCAAGGATGAAAATATCGAAGAGGCGCTGCGGGCGGCTGCGCGTACTCGCGAATTGATCTCCGGCGAGGGCGAAAACCAAGTCGTTTCGCTTTTCGATCACATGAAGCTCAACGAGCGGTCTTTGAATCTTCAGATGGAGAACGCTCAGTTGAAGATCGACATTGAAAATTTGAAGGAACAGCACGTCATCGAATTGCGCCGACGCGAAGCACAAGCGCGAGTTGCGCGTGATATCGAGGAAGGCAAGCTGACTCCCGCTATGGGTAAGGCATGGGGTGATCGTCTCGCATACGAATCGCCGAAGGAATACCAAGCGATTCTTGCGTCGTTGCCCCGCATGGTGAATACGCGGGAGAAGGGTTCTGATGCCGTGCCGGTCGCGATGACAGCGACGGAAGAAATTCAGCAAGCGATCAAGGAAAAGGCAGCCGATCTGCGGAAGGCAGGTGGCAATCTCCCGAGCATCGCCGTCATTCAGCAACAGGTTGCGCAAGAAAATCCGCAACTCTGGGAAAGCTATTTGGAAGAAATGCGCGGACTGACGCGCGGGAGGAATTAGTAAATGCCAGCACCAGCCGCGACCGGCAAGGGGAACGTTATCTCGAAGCAGTGGGATGACGCGACTCAGGCTGTTCGCTTCACGGTGGTCAAACTGTCTGCCACAAATTCCAAGGGGAATGTCGGCATGTCGGGTGCGACCACAGAGCGACCTTATGGAGTTGTTCTGAATGCGCCCACGCAAGGATCTGCGGCGTCGGTTCAGATCGACGGCAAGTGCTATGTGGTGTCGGATGGTACGACACCCATCGCTGCCGGAGATGAACTGGTTGTCGATTCCACGGGACGCGTAATCAAGTTTGCGCGCCCTGCGGCGTGGGACGGTACTGCCTATTACACGATCGGGATCGCCGAATCGGGCTCTGCTGCCGCGAACGTGCTGATCGAAATGACCATTCATCCGCTGGCCTGGGGCTAAACAGGGAGGGTATTGAGCAATGCCACTTCGTAGCCAACTCCGCCCTGTCGATCCTCTGCTGACGAATTTCGCTTTGGAATTCAGTCAGTCGATGGCCGGCAAGGCTGCCGATCTGTTGTTCCCGATGAAGCCCACCAAGGGCGAGACGGGGACATATTTTATCTATGACGCCAACGATCGCTTCCGTACCTACGGAGACCTTCGCGCCGATCCGGGCGAAGCGAACGCGATTGAATGGAAGCTAACGAGCGCTGTGTTCGCGCAAGAAGAATACGCGCTCAAGACCCACATCACCGATCGCGAGCGCGAGAACGCCATCGATCCGATTTCTCTGGATCAGGACGCGGCTGTTCGCGTGACCGAGGCACTGACATTGAACCGCGAGCTTCGCGCGCGCGACCTTCTGTTCCCCACGGCGACACAGGAAGCTACCGTGTCCATCAAGTGGGACCAGGCCAGCGCGACGCCGCTTTCGGACAACGAGGCGGCCAAGCAGGCGTTCATGAAGCTGACGGGCAAGGAGCCGAACTGGCTCATGATCCCGCCGGTTGCATGGAAGCAATTCATGAACGACGCGGCGGGCACCATTGGTCAAGTTCTCAACGATCGCCTGAAGTACACGATGGCGACGACCGGGAAGAACATCACCCCGGCTCTCGTCGGTCAACTCTTCAACATTCCGAATGTTGTCGTGCCCAATCTTCTCCACTCGACCGCCACGCTAACGAATACGGCGCAGGGCGGGGGCGGAGTTCAGAGCGGCGCATTCATTTGGGATACCGCTGCCAACGCTGGGGCGATCAAGCAAATCACCTATCTGTACTTGGATCCGAGTGCCGGCGCGAAGGGCATGACGTACGGAATGTGCTTCCAAAGCCAGCCGTACACGGTCTTCCGTTATCGCGAGGATAAACTGCGTACGGACTGGATCGAAGCGAGCCGTGTCGAAACTTTCAAGGAAGTTGCGACTGCGTGTCGTTATCGCTTGAACGTTCTTACGTAGACCAACCAGATCATCTCTTCGGGAGTCGAAAGACTCCCGGAGATGGTGGTCGGAGGATGCAATGAAGGTTTACAAAATCAACGAGAAATACTCTCCGGCATTGATTATTCGAGGCAACACATACGGCCCAGACGAGTTGATCTCCGCGCACATTACCGGCGCGACCGAGGAATTCCTGGAGCGCGTGGCGGCGGACGGAATGATTGTTCCCATTCAGGCTCCGAAGCCAACCAAGGAAGATGTTGCAGAGTTTGCGAGGCAGCCAGCGTTGATCAAGTCCGACAAGGAGACCGTCAAGTGATTTGGAGAGTTTCGGTCGTAGAGGGAGTGAAATACGGCGACAAGATGTTGAAGTGCGGCGACGAATTCTCTGCCGCCCACGGCGACATTGCCGAAATTCGATGGGCGCTCAAGCTGGTTTCCTATGAAGGCGATGCGCCATCGGATGTCATGATGCCGGCGAAGGTCGCGCAGCCACTGTTCGGCAGCGCCACGGTTCGTGGAACCGAATTTGATTTGGACGAGGAAGAGTAGATAAATGGCGTACTGCAATCTGGATGACGTTCGCGCGCTGGCACAGCCGAAGCCAGACTACGACAGCACGACGAATCCAACGGTATCTGAAGTCAGCGAATTCATTGATTGGATCTTCGGTGACATGGATATCGCTGTCCAGCAGGCAGGATATGCACTACCGATTACCGACGAGAAGGCTCTAAAGAAGCTGCGCATGATTGCTTCCTGGGGCTCAACGGCGCTCGCCGAAGCGGCAACGTCGAACAAAGATAATACGGATACGTCGGCGGTCGCGAATGATTGGTGGGCCAAGTATCAGACGGCACGAGCAGAAATTATGGCAAAGCCAGGATCGCTCGGGCCGAATCAATCTATGGTCTCCGGTCTCCCCCGCTCTCTGCAAACGTCGCGAGATGTAACCGGGGAAGACGAGAATTATTCTGATATGTCACCCAAGGTTCGTCGGGACACGATCTTCTAATGGCGAATCTGAGCTACAAAGAGACGTACGGCGAAGGTACGGTTGTCGTCGAATTCGACATGAAGGGCTGGACGTTCATTCAGAAGCAAGTGATGAGGCGCGTTCATGACTCGTCGATGTGGTTCCGCGAAGTATTCATTCCAGTGTTCCACTTTGCGGAAGAAGAGCATTTCAAAAGCGGTGGCGAGTACGGCGGGGTCGGCGATGAGTGGGATGAGCCGTACAGCGACGAGTACCAAAAGAAAAAGGACCGCCTGATCAATCTCGGAATTGCCCAAAGCCCAGAGAAGGAACGGTTGTATCTGACGATGATGGAGGCGTTGACCGGATTGTCGTCCGAGGGCGCAATTGAAGAAATTGGTCCGCAGAGCGTGACAGTCGGCGCGGATCCAGTAGGAGCAGAGAACGGATTTCATTATCTCAACATCCAGCAGGTGGGGACATTCGACGGCGTGGTTCCGCCCCGCCCGCCTGTGATTGATCAGTGGCCCCCGTATTTGCAGGAAGACCTGGTCTTTTCCCTCAAGGGCTGGATTGCGTTTGGGGAGATTCATGTGCCGGTAGTCTAACGTGGCGATTCTTGGTATTGAGAGAGTTGTCGTGGCGGTGCGCGACACAATCAAGAACAACATCAATGCGGCGTTGACAGTGGTCGAGGCCGACCATGTTGGTTCGGATGCCATCGCATTGCCGCGACCGCGAACGGAATGTTGGTATATTTCACAGAAGAGACGGATCAATGAATTCCCAGCCGTCCTGGTTCTTGGCGAACGCTCCCGGCATGGATCGCAAACCGGGTTTGCTGAATATCAGACCGAGGACGAAGGCGGCGGCCACGATGTTACCGTAACGTGGGTTGACCGTTCAGACGACGAAGAAATGCTTCGCCTGAAATTGTATCGATCAGCAAGGGCGATCACGCAGATTCTGGCGAGCGACACAATGCTTGGCGGGACCGTGATCATTTGCAAAGTGACCAACGAAGAGTTTTTCCCTGCGATTGGATTGGCCTCTCGCAGCGTATTCCAACAAGCAGTACGTATCAGCATTACTTGTCAAACAGAGGAATCTATTTGAAACGCAATAGCCCTTAGCGCGGAGGCCGCTCTGGGTATTGGGGGATTAGTAAATTGGCGAAGACTTCCGCACTTGGATATGTCAGCGCGGCCCGACAAACAAGTGGATTGAACGTTCCGAGAGTGATTTCGGGGGGCGCGTGGACTTCTACGCCAGCGCCTGTGTTCTTCCGCTATCTGTCGTCTCCGCGCTCTAGCGCTGAACAGACGAACACGCGTTATCGCGAAGGCGGCGGTGGACGCGACATCACGCTGTCGATCAAGGAAGGTCTCACTCACAACATCGAATTCCCGGTCTTCGCTCGTCCGACGATTTCCGGATATCTCCTGCATGCGGCGACGGGGCCGCATATCGTTGGGGCCGGCCTTGGCGGTGGCGCGAAGTCGAATGGGCTTCATGAGCCACCGAAGTTGGCGGCGGCCAGCCCTGGCAACACAACCCTGACAGCGCGCGCGAATGTCGGTGCAAACACGATTACCGTTGCCAGCATCACAGATTTCGCTGTTACGGAAATCATTGCAATTGGATGGGGTCCGAATCTTGAGTTTGTCAAGATTCACGCCTCGACGGCTCCGGCAGGATCTACCATTACACTCGATGCGACCACTGTTTTGAAATTCCCGCACACAATTGGCGAGCCAGTGGTTCAGGTCAAGGGAGCAACTCGGCTTACAGCCAATGCCGTTGTCGGCGCCGGAACTCTCACCGTTTCCGCGACGGAACTTTCTCCCATTACTGGATTCGGCATCGGCGACTGGATTGTCATTGGCCCTGACGGCGATGCAGCCTCGCTGGTTTCTGAATATGGACAAACGGAAACGATTCAAATTCATGCCGCTACCCCGCCCGCTGGAACGACGATTACCCTCGCCACCAACACGGTTGATGGTCACAGTAGCGGCTCCTGGGTTTACGTGGTCCGACTGACTGGCGACGCTTCGCCGACCAGTGTAATCCATGCTTTTGAGCCCGTGTCGTCCCTCTCTGGAGCGACGGACTACTACAGTCTTTCCCGCGCCGTCGGTGCCGACATCTTCGAGTTGATTCAAGACTGCAAACTCGGAACGTTCGAACTTTCGGCCGAGTCGGTGAGTCCGTTGCGATTCCAGACTAACTGGATGGGCCGCTTCGGTGCCGTCACCACACAGTTGACCGAAGACTATATTGGACAAGATCCGGTCAATGACCTTCCTTTTACGACCGCAAACGGGAAGTACCACATCAAGTTCGGAGCGTCTTCGAACATTTCGAGCAAGCTCCGACAATTCACGTTCAGCGCTACCAACATTCTCGCGGACGACATCTACACGGACGGGATCAGCCGTGACGAGATCCTTGATCTTGCTCGCGAGGCCAACTTCTCCGCGCAGTTCTACTTCGACACCGCTGCCGAATACTACGAGACCTTCTACGGTGCGGGCGCTCCATCAGTGGGAACCACGCCGACGACGATTGCGACACAGGGAAGCGTTCTCATGAACTGGCAGATCACTACGTCGAAACGCCTGTGTCTCTGGATTCCGCAGCTTACGTGGGAAGCGTTCCCGGTCGAGATCGACCCGGAACCCAAGCCGATCATCGTCGAGGCCGTTGGCGTGCCGCTCAAGGCGAGTGGCCTGCCTCTCTATGCGGTCGGCGTGCAAAACAGTGATTTGTTGATTTACTAAACCGCAGGGGGGACGAGAACAAAATGAATGCGGCGCAAAAACTTATTGACCTAGATGCTGTTGTACCCGGAACATTCGGTGTTCAATTTGGCGGACAGGTCTACCAACTTCCACGGTCGGTTCCGCTGCTTCTGTCGATTCGGATGATGAAGTTGTTCAACCAAATCCAAGAAGCAGACACAGATCAATCGGGAAACGCGCGCGTTGGATCTGGCGTCATGGAGGAATTGTTTGACTGCATTGTCGAGCTTTTCCAGCAACGTTATCCGGACATGACGGCGGAGACGCTGAAGGGAAGTCTGACACTTCAGCAAGCGACGATTCTCATGCGGGAAATGGTTTCCGAAATCTTCGCGGTCGAGGAAGAACAGGGAAACCCCTAACGGCCGCTCTCGGGACGAACGACCCCTACGCGATGACGGTAGAGGGTCGTTCGGACGGGGGTGGCCTTGTCAGCATCGTACGGCTGATTCGACAGGTGGCTGTGGCGATCGCGACGCCAGTACCGATGATGTGGCATGGAATTCATTGGCACTTTTTTCTCGCCGTACTTCGCGATCTCCAATTGGAACAAGAGCAACAAAAAGAAGAATTCGAACGCTCTAATCGTGGTCAGCGGGTTCGCGAAAAGGCGAATCAGATGCGAGGGCGATAAATGGCAAAGCGCGGCGGCGGCGGGGCATCTCAGGGCAATCTAACGATTGTCATCGACGCTCAGGCTGTCGCCAAGGCCGTCGGCCCTGGCGGCGCGGTTGATCGTGGACTGAAGCGCATCGGCGACTCGGCTAAGGTCGCTGGCGCTAACATTGCTCGCGGCCTAACTCAACCACTCAAAGAAGCGGCGGAGGCCGCGCGCAAGATTCGCGCATCTGGGGCCGATGCGGCCATCGAACGTATCGGTGCCAAGTCGCGCATAGCCGAACGTCAACTCTCCGGCGCAGCGCGCACGGCTCGCGATTTTGCCAAAGCCCTTCGCGAAGCAAATCTCGCCGCTGCAACAAGACTCTCTCCAAAACTCAGCGAATTTGATCTTGGGCGATTCCAGGAACTCATTGCGCAACAGAAAACTGCCGGGAGTGCAGCGGCGGCTCCGTCCATCCAGGCCGCAGAGCGCGCGCTGGCGGCGGCGACCACCAATGCCGGTCAGCTAGAGCGCAAGCTATCGGGCGCAGCAGAGCAGGCGCGCGCATTCAAGAACGCAATGGTCGCTGGCAATCTTGCGCTTGCCGCCAATCTCGCGAAGACCGAAGCACAGATTAGCAGACTGCGGGCCGCGGAGTCTGCCCGCGCCGCACTCATTCAATCAGAATCTGCCGGATTCCAACAGCAGGGTGTCCCGCGCGCGTTTGCGGATCAGGCCGCCATCGCCAAGGTTTCCGGTGATCTGGCGCGCATGAACGAAATGATTCAGCGCGGCGTAATTGCGCAACAACAGTTGGAAGGGGCATTCCATAAGAGCGCTGTCCGCATTGATCAGCAGCGCCAGTCGCTCAAGGGATTCGAGGCCAGCCTGGTCTCGGCGAACGCCGCCAAGGGCCGCCTGGAAACGAATCTCCAAGCCATCATTCCGATTCTCGGCGCTTTCGGCAAGGAAACCCAACTTGTCGCTGGAACGCTTCGTGGAACATGGGTCAGTGCCCTCGAAAGCACGCACGCGATCTTCAACGCGGTCTTCATCAAAGACATGGCGGCTGCGGCTGCGGCCGGACGAAATTTCAGTCAGTCCATTCGCTCGACACTGCAAAACGCAGATGCAGCGGTTCGTGCGCACTCGTCTTCGGTCAAGATGCTTGCCAAGGACGTGGCCACGGCGTACGGCGAATCGGTCGCCTGGGCTCGTCTCTACGTCAATGCCCTGCGTGATCAGCTAGGTCCGTCGGAAGCAGCCGAGCGTGCCAGTTTGGAATTGGCGATCGCGAAGCGCGAAGTTCGCGACATGGTTAGGGAAGCCAACGCGTCTCTCGACGCTTCTGAGCAGGCCATGCGCGACGAGGCGGCTGCCGCCCAACGCGCCGCCACTCAGATTATCGAGAGCCGCCGCAACATCGGTCGGGCTGTCATGGAATCGCTGTCGCCAATGGTGCAGGCGCGTCGGGCATTCGAGCAAACGCTTGGCGCAACGAAGGCGATGTCAGGAAGAGAAGACTTCGGCGCTGCCGCCAGAGCATTCGGCCAAGCGTGGAGCGAGACGGCCGGAAAGACAGAAGCCGCAATTCGGAGAATCGGCAGCGCACTCGGCATGAACCGCGGCACGATTCGCGCGTGGATCAATGAAGGCAAGCAGGCCGGGCTGACGATGGAGCAGTTGGCGCACCGCATGGGGCTCGTAGAGCGTCGCGCCAACGCGATGAACAAGTCCATGCTTCGCGCCAATCAGGTTGTTGGCCGCGTCAGCCAGTTCTTCTCTGCGCTCTTCGTCTTTGATCGAATCAAGCGGGTATTCGAAGACATTCTAGGCGGCCTGATCGAGCTTGCCAAGGGAGGCGCTGAATTCGCGACTGCCCAGCGAGCCCTGTCGATCACCGCGCAGAATCTTGGGCACGACCTAAATGATCTCGACAAAGCCGTAGAAGTTGTCGGTAGGGGATTCATAACCAACAAAACAGCGGTGGCCGGTCTCTCCACCCTCTTGCAGTCGGGTCTGAATCTGTCGCAGTCCACTCGACTCATGATGGCGTTCGAAGAATCGACGCTACGTATGAACCTGAGCGTCAAGGGATTGAACGAACGTATCCTGGCGGCGTCGGAAGCCCTTCGCGACCGTATGTCGCGCACCATGGGTGTCAACGTCGGACTCCAGACCAACTTCGGCCAGGCGCTTCGTATTACCAACCTTGCGCTCGACGATCTGAACAAGGAACTCGCTGCCGTCGGGGCCAGCACGACGTTGCGCGGCGAGTCGGTCAAGTTCTTTGTCGGCCTGATGAACGAGTACCAGGGCATCATGGGACTCGCGGTCGCTGTCACGAATACGGCGACTGGACAATTGGCGCTGCTCGATAAGCAGATTCAGAACCTTCGAGTTACGATCGGCGTCCTGCTGGCCCCGGCGCTCGGCGTATTCGTGCAGATGATCAATCAGAAGGTAATCCCGGCAATCCAGGATTGGATCGAACTGCATCGCGAAAGCATTCCGGCGATTGCGCTGTCTGCTGCGGCGATGTCGGTGTTTGTCATTGCCGTGACTTCGGCAGTGATTGCGATTACGTCCCTGGTCTTTGCCTTCGCCCTCAGCCCGATTGCCGGATTCACTGCGCTCATTCTCGGGATGACGGGCGCGCTCTTCGTCATGTCTCA